CAGTAATATCACCGTCTTCATCTACAACAGCAATATGAATTTCATCATAATTTCCGCCATTTCGTTTGGCATGAGCTGAAGTAACAGGCTCACTATCGAAAGCATCTGCATATTCCCATCTACGTGAATGAGTGTTTGCTGCAGCGGCGAGTGCAAAAGGTTCTGATACTGTCATGGATGTTGCACTTGACGGAGTTGCCGAAACTTTACGTTCTTCACCAGTACCAACAAGTTTAACAAGATCACCTACTTTATATTGAGTACTAAATGCTGTGTCTGTTCCAGTTATTGTAACTCCATTAGCTGAAACTGCACAAGTTCCAACCATGTCTGATGCTGGTTGACCAAATGCTGATCTTTTTCTCACAGTATAGGCACCAGTATTGGCCATATTTGCAGCAGCTACTACAACTAAAGCTGTATTGGATGTAACAGTAGTAACTACACAATATTTAGAATCGAAAAAGAGAACATCACCTACGGCAACATCATTCGAAAAAGTTGTACCTACTCCAGTAAGAGCAGTACTACTCACTACTGCAGAAGTACAAGTAGGTGAAATATCTGTATTACTGTTAAGTGTTCCGTCACTATTTGTATTTGCTCTTGTGGCAGCACACATGGAAACTCTTAACGTGTTTCCAAGATCGCCTGGATATGTTGCAATGAATGCACCAGCAGTGGTGATTTGTGATCCACCCATGTCTGGATCGTATGTATTCTCATATTGTTCATCATTTCTCACCTGTAGTGCAGTGGTCATAGCTGCATTATTTGCGTCTGTTCCAATTGAACGAACTACTTTAAGTGATCCCGAATACGCGAGATAACTTGCAGCAGTAAACCATGTTTTGTATGTAGCTGCGTCGGGTTTTCCAAAGACACTTGCCATTTCTGTTTCATTAGATACGGTTGTTCTCCATACTGCTGGTCCCCATTTAAAGGGTCCCGCAATTGCACCTTCCGTCATGGAAATTTCAGGTACAACAGCAGTAAGATCAATTTCTTTGGTTACAACGCCTGGGCTAATTGTAAAAGGCATCTTATCTCTCCTATAAAATTAAGTTGTAAGATATTGTTCAGTGATTATGGCCATAATGTGCCATATTGAAAGTATTTATTATTTTTCAATTCTCTAAAACCATAAATATAAAGTAATATCATAAATATACAAAACGGCCATATGGACAAATATAAACTAATAGAAAACGAAAAAATAAAAGAACGATTTCTTAAAAAGGTTGATCGTTCTGAAAAACATACAGAATGTCATATCTGGATTGCGTCAAAAAATAAGACAGGTCATGGAATGTTTTCTGTAATGGGTCAAACTATACCCGCTAGTAGATATGCGTTTATGATGTATGGTAATTTTTCATCAATTTCTGGAGTTAGAGGTGAACTGGCATCTAGTGAAGTAGTAACTCAAACTTGCTTCAATCCATCCTGTGTAAATCCCAAACACCTTGAAGTATCTAATAAAAGAAAGATAGGAAAAAGGTTAACTATCCATCCGGACCAATTAATTACAGGTTCTATCAATTTTTTAAACAGACTCAAAAAAGAAAGACCCGACCTGTCCAATAAAATTGAAAACTTAATTAATGAAATAAATAACCCCCCTACAGAAGTTAATTTTGGAGATATAGATCCTTTTAGTAATACAATCTCCTAGAATCATCCACTTCCCACTTTTGACCTTCATTATCTACAAAGGTTTCAACTTCTAATCCATCATCTATAATTCCAAACGGTAACATGTCCTGTTCTAGAGTTTCCATTTGTTCTTCCCACATTTTTTTTCTAATATCCATATTTGTCATCTCTTTAAAATATCTTTGTTGAACTAACCATCCAAATATTACTAAGGTCATCGCTAGATCATCATGTGAACCTTCCTCTGCCTTATACGTATTATTTGTCAAAGCAAAGGTTGTGAGTTCTTTAATAGTATCAAAATCTGGAATAATTAACTGTTCTTGTTCAATTAAATCCTTTAAAGTAGCACACCCAATTCTCTTAATTTGTTTGCTTGTTCTTATTCCTAACTGAATATTTTTCGCGAATCCTCCACCAATCTGTTGTCCTGCTCTTCCCCTCATCGTAATAATCATAATGTTTTCATATTCCAGGTCATGATGCAAGGTATCAGCAACTTGACTTCCGATGTCGTTAACTTCAACTAAAACATGAGCACAATTATATTTGTTCCCCACATTATAAATCACATTCGGATACAACATGGGAGAAATGGTATTGTCTCGATATTTTGCTACTTGTCTATACGGCACTTCAGAAACATCAAAGACTACAAATGCTGAATAATCTACACCTTTTCCCTGAGCAGTATCAGCAACGAGTGCATAAGTGTGATTCTTCTTTGGTTCTTCATATACATCTAGATTGTTATTACTATGAATTGGACTCTTAAATACCATTGTTCTAAGTTTCGATGGGGCTATCAATGTATATGTTGACCCTACAAATTCACATTCAAATTCTTGCGTGAACTGTACTTCACTGGTATTCCTTATAGTTTCATCTTTCCATTTCACGTCCCTGCCGGGCATCTCCGACCAGTGGACCTCAATCGGTACGTAATCATTTCTGCCTTCTTCAGCTTCTACCCACATTTTATAGAACATATTAAGCCCCAATGGAGTCGAAACAATCAGAACTTTGGTAGATTCACCAGCAGAAATTGTGGGATATACTGATGTAAAAAATTGTTCAGCAATATTTTGTGGTACATGGGCAAACTCATCAAGAAAAATGATATTGAATGAACTACCACGAACTGCCGAACTGGAAGTCGCAGCGGCTATAACCTTTGAACCATTCTCTACTTCAATGTTTCCTTTGTTCCATATAACTACTCCTTGTTGCATCCACTTTGGTAAATGTTCATATGCAAGTTGTAATCTAGCTAATAATTCTCTTGCTACCGATCCTTTATTGGCAAGAATTGCAATATTAACACTTTCATTGAACAGAATGTAATGGAGAAGAAAGGAAATGATAGTAGTTGACTTGCCCGTTTGTCTAGGCATCTTACAGATCACAAAACGATTATCTGTAAATTTATGAATCATGTCCTTTTGATAATCATACATGTGAAACGGGACCAGTCCGTGGTCTACATGAATAATTTTCACATAATTCTGTATGAAGTGTTCAGGATCTTCCTTGCATTTCAAGTATTCAGCAAGCGAATCTTCTGTCCACTCTATTTTTTGACCCACATTTTTAAGTGAGGGGTTGCCAAGATATACCGGTGATGTCATATCAGTTATTTAGTTTCTTTTAACTTACTTTTCAACAACTTTTGTAATTCTGCCGTTGAACCTACGAACAAAGCATTAGTCACTTGTGTTGGCCCACTTTTTTCTGCACTTAGTTCTTTTTTTGTTTTGTGTAGTTTCATCAATGCTTCGTTTGCGTCTAATCCAGCTTTGATTAATTGACCCACAACCTCAAACGAGCGTGCATGTTCCGATTGCTTAGCAATCTCCAACATCTCTTCTACGGCGTCTTGATTTCTTTCGATTAAATTGTAGTAATTTTCACGGGCATAATTATAATCAATTTCATCATCTTTACCATCCGTTTTCGGTATAATTCTTGATAATGGTTCTGGTTTTAATTCTGATGTTGGAACCAAACTGGTAATTTCAAGAATTTCATCTATACGACTGTCCATTATTTATCCTTCACATTTTCCCAAAAAGGTCCTAGATCCTGTATACATTCATTTGACAAAGGAGCAATAATTTTTTGTAACTCACTGGATTGTCTATTTAAAAACGTTTCTGGTGAATACTTCTTCCTAATTTTATCACATATACAGAAACATTGTTCCGATACCTTTTCTTCTATTAGGGGTTTTCTCGTTCCTTTATATTTCGTATTTCCCAAAAAGTAAATAGTTTCATAACACGATTTAAAAAGAAGTAAAATATCTTTGCTCTTATATGTATCCGCCAGAATTATTGGTGTCGTACCATGTTCAACTATGGGACTTGCATAGACCGATGCTCCGATACAAACCACAAAAACAAAAAGTATGAACCGTTTGATCATTATAGTTGAACATCTAATCCAGTTGACAGCTCAGTATCTATATTATCATTGAAAAATTCAGTTGTTTCTGTATATCCAAAATCATCATTCGCTGTAGCATCGCCCGGGCCTGGTGTTACTGTATATCGGGATTTAATTCCTGCAGCTCCTGTTGATTCGGAACTCCATTCACCTAATACCTTCATTGTTCCTGTTGCGTCAGGAGAACCCGCATCTGCATCTATAAGTAAATAATTGGTAGAAAAAGTTGTGCTATCTTCTAGTATAATATATTCTGGTTCATCGACCTCGGCGCCCGGTACTCTAAGATTAACAATAACTTTCTTAATAACTGTTCCAGTTTTAATATCTGGATAAATATATCCTTTGAGCATGAAAGTGAAAGACCAGATAATTTCACGTTTTAAACTGAATTCACCCTCGTACGAATCTTCAACCGAAACATCATTTAAGATTATTGCAATATCCGGTGAAATATCCATTTCAGGAATCAGATTTACATTAACATTAAATTCTGGAGTAAAAAATGGCACAATCTGTTCAAAAATCTGCGCACCATCTTCTGCATTTTCCACTGCCGCAGTTAAACCAAAATTAAAATTATAAGGAACGGGATTAAATTGTCTCATCAAAGTACTGGTTCCTGCTGCTGTATTAGCAGAAATTACTCGACCCAACGTATTCAATTTTCGAGTACCATCATATGAAATTCCGTTCATAACGAATCCCATTCGCGGGAGTGTTGTCATGACACTAGCATCTGTTGTTGACATTTTCCGTATATGTAACAACATTTTATCTTTTGCTTCGTATGCTATCGGAACTTTAATTTGTTCTGTGATAACTCCGGATGAATTTTTTCTTACAATGTTTATATCATTGAAAAGAGTTCCGAAAACCGCTACATACTTTCTAATTGTCTGATGATAATATGTTATTCCTAGCATTATTATAATGTCCCGAAAGGATTACCTTCAGTAAAATCGATAATAGCATCGGCCTCAGCTTCTATCTCTACATTACTGGAAGTAGCCGCTGTATTTGCGGCAGATTGTTGAGCATTAAAAGAAGAAATAGAATATGATGCACTAGAACTATCTCCAATAATATTTACAGTCCCTGAAAAATTACCTGTCATGTTAAGAAGATTGAGAATTTTAGTAGTGGAATTCCAACTACCTACTTCACCCTTAACCGTAGCGGCAGCAAGTGATGCCCCTTGATATACTGATTCACCTACAGTATAATTTCCACTTCCTGTGAGCATTGTAAAATCAATAGAATAAGAATGCGCTCGTTCAATCGCATCTAGTTCATCAATACCAGTATCAAATTTTTGGTCAGAATAGGTAAACATTTCACATAGCATATCATAAGATTGCAGTTGCCCAGTCTGATAAAATATAGATTCATCTTCTATAAACAATATCTGAAATAAGGCTTTTGTTATCGGAAAATAAATCAAATCTCCCTCATGTGGAATTTTCGACCGTCCATCAGTAGTCAATCCCAATTCTTGCCATCTACGTTTAGCGACA